CTGTCGGTAACCCTCTTCCCTGCCAACGAGGCTCATTGAGCAATGAGCTCCGACGTTGGCACCCATGTTAGCCGAAGTTTTGTCTTCGGCCTCTGCACAAACCCGTGAGACCACTTGAGGAGTGGGCTCGGTTCTTCAGTGAAGAACTGGAGAAGCGCAGAGTCGTCATTGGTTGGCGTCTTCTGTGCCTTTGTCAAAAAGACAGGCACGAGGGACTCGGTCAACTGTAAGTCTCCATTCCAGCGCTCTTTGTGGCGCCTGGGGGGACGAACAAATGACTTAAAACCAGTGACACCAGACTCGACCCCCACGAAAGGTATATTTATCTTTCGTATGGTCGAAGCAACTACATTTGACGTATTTACCAAGAACTTCATATAGAAGTTGTTGGAAGCGTCAATTGTGCTGGCAATCGAGTCCGGATCGTTACCAATCTTCCCCTTCCAATAGGCAGGTGTCAAATCGACACCGCCAAAGGAATCAACACCACAAGACTCACGGAATTTTCCATTCCAGTAAGACTTATTGATGTTGACCTTGAAGCACAAGGCTTCAAGTAGTTGGATTAGTGACTCCCGACAGTCAATGGGAATGACAATGTCATCCCCAAAGACGGCCACACTCCCCTCCAAGTCGGTTATATTTCTCAGTGTCACTGGCAGCTGTCTCGTAGTGAGAACGGCGGCTAGCGCAACACTTAAGAAAATATGCGACTCGACAGGGAATGTGCAGGCACTACCCATGGTTGAGAATTTTCTCAACACGTACTCAGAAGGAGCATTGCTGCTTATCTTCTGAGTAATAACACGGGTACGTGACGATTGCAGGGCGAGCACCAGCCCGGGATTACCCCGGTAGAGTTGCCCTACAACGTGCGGAGTGACTCTGTCGGAGGCTGCAGATAAGTCTACAGTCGCCAACATACCACTCGCCGAACCCTTCTGACAGAGATCCTGATTGAGAGTCTGATCCGCAAAGCGGATAAAACGACCAATCCAGGTTGACTCTGTTCTGGAGAAAAAGTAACGCCAGATATTCTGCTGGCACCACTGATTCTCACGAGGCTCTGCGGCAATAAGCCGAGGCTTCGTATAGGATTTTGGCACACTAATGAGCCTTGAAGAGGGTTCATTAGTGGTGATCTCACGATCACCTACGTCGCAAGCCCAAGAGCTATAATTATGGAAACCATAATCAGCTATTGGGAACACTGATTCCAGACGGTCGGACCAGTTAAACCAACAGTATTTGTTGGTCGGGCCGACATGGTCTGCAATCGCACCTGGACCGTGCTTAAAGCTCCACTCGGAAGGGTCATAAACCCCTAGAGTGGTACTCAGGATATTAGACACCTTGTCTAAGGACCTGAGGAGGCTGACGAGTCCACCTTCTTCGGAATTGGAGACGGTGGAGCATCCTTCTCGTGAAGTAACGACTGTCGAACTACAGAATCCTCTGTAGTTCTCGCCGACTTCGGATCGAGTTGGATGCGGGCATTGCCAGAACCACTCAGGTTCTGGCAGCCGCTCATCAATAGCAAAGAAATCGTCAACTTCGTTGACAACTGCTTCGCTACTACATGGAACACAGACCTTCTTTGCAGCAGATAAAATCTGACGCAAGAAAAAGATCGCCGTAACATCGTAGTCCTCCTTTAAGCTACCTAGGCTGTCAAAAACGAGTAGATACAGTCCCCGAAGAAACTTCGGGATCGGTGTCCTGTTGGAGTACCTCTTAGAAAGAGGCAGCCCCGACAGCTTGTACTCACCGTTGTCTAAGCACCGATCAAGGTGTTTACACAACGCAGGGAGGTCAACCAAATAAAGGTAAAGACCCCTCTGCAAGACAGCCTCACGGAGACGCACGAGATCCCTCTCGAACTCGTCACCGAGTGTCGGGTAGGCATACAAAGCATCTTCAAAAAGACCTTCGTATACCTTGCTCAACTCCTGTACATGGCGGTTAGACATAGCATCTTTCGGTGCAAATGTCCCATGCCGTCACGTCCACAACAAGACTTACAGCTCAAACCACAGGATTCCACCTATGTATAAACCTAGAAGCATAGCCAATAGGTATATATACATAGCTAGGATTCCCAGTTGAGCAACTTCACCAGCGCCGCGTCACTAGTGGCGATTTGCCAATCGGCAAAACCGTCAGTATTGACATACGACGTGTCACTGGGCAATCGCTCAATGACAAAGTAGTCCTTTCGGACATACTCTGGTACGGTTGATGTTGCAAATATGGTCTCCAATAACTCAACGTTATGGCGATCATAAGTGACATCTGCACGCTTCGTCTTTGTATGACGAATCGTAAGCTTGTACTCATGTGTAGCGTCAGCAAAACGATACACAGAGCCAAAGCCGTCTTGATTGATCTTCGTCACAGTAACGTTTCCGGTACTGAGCGGTAGAACAATAGTGTCCGCGAACATAGGAGTTCTCCTAACATCTCTCGTTTGTTACAGACCCTTGCGCTTCCTGCGCTCAGGTCTGAGCACATAAAGAGAAGCTAGGATCGACCATTTCCCCGGATCTAATAGGGGAAGGGTCACCGGAGCTAGGGGCAAAGTCGGAGCGATCGGCCATCGCTGCAACCGAGTCTGTCGGGCGTAGGGCATACTAGAAATAGTAGACCAGGCTCCCGATTGCTTGAGAGTAAACGTCGTCTCCGACGTCGTTGTTCTCATCAAGCAAGACTTGGTATGGGTCAGGAAAAGTGTGTTGTTATTGGCTTGAATAATCTTGCCAATGCCAACAAACCAATCCACGAACCAACTCCAAGGGAGAATCTCCCAAAGAGTTGCAAGCGCCTCATATCCAGTAATACCATAGACCAGGCGTCTAGCTAAAGCTAGCTTAGACTCCCCATCGAAAGGTAAACTGGATAGTCCAGTGGTATTCCACTGAACCGTAACCCACATATCTGATGTGTAGTACGTTCGGCGCCAGGCTCTCCAAATGTCGAGATCCGAGTGGATAATTGTATCCACAGCCGGATCATCGAAAGTTGAACGACCCATACTTGCCCGCATACGAATCGAACCTTGTGACTGTAAACGCTCGAGCATGTGGTACCGTTTGTTAACGGCGCCACAAAAGTCAAGCATCTTAGTCACATCCGAGATCATCGGCTTGATGGCCCAGCGCCAGGACAAGTGTCCTGACGCAATCCTCTTTAAGAGGGTTTGGCCCCAAGTTTTGATGGCCAACGGAGTGAGCGTGAAGGCCTTATAAAGCCTTCGCAAGTCATCTGGGACCGTCCTAAGCTCCTTATAGAGCAAAGGAAGATCCTTTAGCTCGGCCAAAAACGTGGGCACACTAACAGTAGGTGCACTCGGATTCGTCCTCGCTAGAGCTCGCCACGCTATGTCGTTCTTCTCCAACAAAGTTGGATTTGGGAACTTCGTAGTCGTGTTGAGTGCCGTGGTAGGCCAGTCTATTGGGTAATGAACAAACTCCTTTTGGAGAATGCCACTACTGAATAACTGACCGTCCATGTACGGCTGAATGGTAAAGTCTTTAACCAACTCGAAGGCATTAACGCCATCGCGGTTACCGACAGTATCATCACAGACGTTGTTGGCACCCTCGGGTCGGCTAGAATTCTTGGTCTGAGGAGATCTAATGCGCCAGTACGAAGTACCGGTAACATTGCTCCTAAGATCTTGAGTTCTGTGCCTTCCAGTGGGCATGATGACCTCCCATGTTCGATGTCCGATGAGGAGCGCTTAAAGCGCAAGCTGATTATGCCTCATAAAGGTAAATCTCGCTGATCTGGTGGCGCCAAGCCACCAG